ATGGCAAAAAATAGCCACCTTTGACTGGTGGCATGTGTTTTAGTATAGTAGCGTAATCAGTCGAAAACATTAAAGTCAGATCCAGCTACAGTTTGAGCGACAACAGTTGATGCAGACAATGGACTCTTGGTTAATCGTTTATGTTCGCCACCACCAAGAAGCAAGTATCCAAATGCATCGCCTACGTGAGAGTGTTCGTTCTTGTTAGGTGCATCTTTAAATCGTTCTTGACCAGCACCGACAGCTACACGCTTAAAATGGTAACCGCCCGCTAATGATTTGCGTATCATTTTGCATTTAGTTGCAATCATAAGGCCAGGTTTACCAGCAATAAGTCTTTGCATAGGAGCTGCGGCTGCCTCACGTCTTACTTTAAAGTCATTCGATGGTGTAGGTTGTGCGCGTAAACCTAATGTTCTAAGATAATCAAATGCAGTAACCTCATAAATCGCATCTCGTTGCATACCCGCTGGGTCACCCCACATCATAATCTGTGCTTTAGGATAACGAGCATTGAGTTCTGCCAATAACTGCTGACCAAATCTTTCTAGCCCCATGTCAAATGTTACGATCTCATCTAAAATAATCCATCTGCCATTAGGTAATCGTTGTCCTACCACTGCGGCTGGTGTCAAACCAAAGTCAAGACCCACTTGCAATGCATGTTCAGGATCATAATCGACTTCACCACTCATAGAACTATCGTCATACTCTGGCCATACGGGTCTACCTTCTTGAACATAGGTATATTTACCTTCGGCATAACACTTAATCCAGTCTAAGTTCTTACCGCCTAACATTTGCATGTAATAACCAGCTGGTAAGTTACCTACGTTTTCAGCTTTAGGATTAATCTTCCACCAACGACCACCAGAAAATATATGATCGTTAGCTTCTGGGTTCTCTGGTAAGTTTCCTGGATCTACTTCTGTGACACCACCAGGTTGTTTAAAGAAATCCCAAGCATACTTGCCAGTTAGTTTTGTTTTCTCTGCTAGTTTAAACCACCAGTGGTCATCATCCATTGGATTAGTATCCATCCACACACCATGCCAGGTAGGTCCACCATCACGTTGTGTCGGATATCGACCCACACGATGAGTAAGTCCGTCAATAACTGCTTTAGGAAGTTCACGAGCTTCATTTACCCACGCTCCTGTCAATTCAAGTGAGAGTAATTTACGTACATCTTTAGGTTGATCCAATGCTAAAAAAATTACTTCACAATCAATCCCCGCAGCATCACCCCTTGATGGGAGTCTGATGTGATGAGTAATAGGAGGAGTATATAGCATCGGACCAAAAGTGTTTTCTGGGAATAAATCTTGCCATGTTTTAATCGTTGTGGTTTTTAATTCAGGATATGAGTTACGTACAATGACAAATCGTGTATAACGAATGCCATCAATAGGTGATGGCTTCTGTCTAACTGCTCGCATCATAATCTCTGCTGCACATGCATAGGATTTACCAGAGCCAACAGGTCCCATCAGTCCACGCACGAATGCATCTGACTGTAAGAAGCTCCATGTAGTTGGTGCTGTAGAAAAGTCTAAGTCAATCCCAGGTCCATGAAGGGACTTCTGAGATACTTCCTTTTTGTTAGCCATCTATATCTTTAATTTCTAAAGCTAGCAATTGATTAAGCACATTGATCTGTGCTTGTAATGCATCAATAATCTGCAATGACTCCGTTTGGTAAATGTTATTCAATGCATAAGCATCTCGTAACTTTTGTATACGATCTTCTAAATTATTTGGTGCGCTCATTAAATTCCTCCTCAAGTTTTAAACGATTGCCAACTAACATAATATAACCAGCTATGTCTAACCAGTTATCAGTATGATATGGATCTCCATAAAGAATACGACTAATCTTATGTACCACCATATCTAATGATTCTTGCATATCTGAATCTAATCTATACCAATTTCCGTTTCCATCACGCATGGCTTCTTTGGTCGTTTGAATGAAAACACATTTAGATAAATAATCCCCATGTGTTGCTTGACGCTCATTCAGTATCTTTGTTATCTGGTCCTGTGGTTTCGCCATTATCTATAATCTCTGGTGCGCGTATGTTAATACCTAATACGCTTGGTTTATCGGATTCTTCTGGATTATCTAATAAGCCAGATGCTTTTGCCAATAGCCTTAATACGCCAACTTTATCCCACAACTCAATGTCCAAAGTCGTATAACTATTGCCTTCCTTATCAACTTTAGTATTCGACTTAATGGACTTAATGGCCTGTAGAGCATGGTCTGGTATATCCTTACTTGGTTTAACTTTAATATTACCTTGCTCATCCCATTCCATAATATCAGTAAGCTTTGTATTCGCCAAACATAAGAGAGAATAACTAACAGCTTCACGATTCTGCTGAAGCGTAGTCGAACGCTCAAGTTTCTTTTGCAAGCTACGGACACCACCATAGCCAGCAAGAGAAGGGATTGGATTTTTCTTTTTGACTTCATCCATTAAAATGGTAAATCGTCAGGAATGTCATCAAAAGTTGGCTTTGCTGCATTAGCTGGAGCAGCCTTTGGTGCTTTTGGTTTGCCTAAAGATACAGCAATATATTCAATACCAGAGTGGCCACTAAGTTTCTTAGAAACATTTAGGTAAAATAAATTGCCATCATGGTCTGCAAATTCACCAGTGAAGTCTGCATGCCAATCTTCTTTCTTATTTTCGTTAATAAACGCTACACCTGTTCCTGGTTTGCGTGGTTTTTGTTCTGCCATTATATTCTCCTTTATTTAATTGGCGTGGGTTTTACTTTTTTCGTCATACATTCTTCGCATATCCATCTGCGATTCTTACCATGTGCTGCAATCTTCCATTTACCATTGACACTAAACTTGTATTGGTAGCATGTTGAACAGAATCTATCACCAAGTGGACTAGGTTCTGCATGTACATACTTATCCTTTAGTTCCATATTCGCTAATAGTCACTACTGCTGATCCTCCTGGTTTAGGTGTACTGCGTGCAATTGATAACATATCTATCTGTGAATCGTCATCATACACACCCGCTGACATCAATGCATCTAAAATAGCCTTCAAGCAATTATCGAGATCAAATATACGCCTACTTCTAGGATGAATATAAATATTAACAGAAAGGCGAGCATCGCCAAAAGATCCCACTTTGTCTCTAAAGCAGATGGCTTGGACTGCTGTCTTGAATAATACGCCTTCTTTCGATATGAATCTTCTTTTGCCATTTGCTCTCCAATATGTATTCACTGAGGGTGGATATGGAAGCTCTAATATCATTAAATTATTTTATTCAGTCTTGAATTAATATCGCCACCTTTAGAAAGGTAAGCTTTAATTGCATCATTAATAATACTAGCCTTTGGTTTTTCTTGTTCTTTAGATGCTTTATCTAATAGTTCAACACTAGATGGTGTCAATCTTACTAGGAATGGTTTTAGTTCGGTACTCATTCTATCTCCTTATACTTGGTTAATTGCTTGACTACTTTCTTCTTAATATCTTTTTGGCCTGTTTTTTTCTTAGGTCTTAAAAATTCAGGCAAAATACAATCAATCGCTTTATAGGCTTTTAGATTAGGTGGATCTTCTCGCCAGCCTGGTGACTTTAATTCCACTTGACCTTTATCATTTTTGTATTTAACTTTATATTCATACTTACCGAAAGCTTTAGCCATGGATTGCATCCACTCTTTAGCTTCCATCTTTAAATACTTTCTCTACATTACCAGTAGAAGGATGGAGTTCGTATTCATATTCTTTAATTGTCTCAACAGAAGATGGTTTCTTTTTACCAAAGATCTTATCGAAGTTGGCTTCAAAGATTTCTCTATCAGTAAATGGTCGAGGTTGTGATCCTTTGCTCATATGCTCAATATATATCTTATAGATATACAAGTCAATAGTATGTTTGCTTGACTTAAAAATAAATATGGCTTATATTACTCATACGGGGCCATTACCCAGCCCTCCTAAATGTAGTAGCTGACAGATAGGGATAAACGTGTATGATGACGATTCACAAATAGATATGCTATCGATAGCAAGAAGTGATCCAGTCCCTAATGGAAAGGCAGTGGTAAGCATTAATGAAATCTAAACCAGAACCAACATACATTGATGCACCCGTTGGACCATTCGGACACAGATTCTGTTCGACATGTTATGCCCATGTTAAAAGCGAAGGTGGTCAATGGCGCATATCATCAAACAAAAAGAACAAACGTTGGGTTTGTAAAAGCTGTATGAGTAAAAGAGTTAAAGCAACGCCAATTACATAAAGGAGAAAACCATGGCAGAACAATACGTGCATAAACCAGGCAAAGGCAGTTTATTTAAAAACGATAATAAGACAAATGACAAACAACCAGATTGGTCTGGACTTGTTACATTACAAGATGGCACTGTGCAAAGAATTGCAATATGGAATACTGTTTCTAGAAACACAGGGAATCCATATCTTAGTGTAGATATTTCAGATCCAAGACCACAAGCATCTGGCACTGCTGCACCACCACCATTAGTTGAAATGACGGACGACATTCCATTCTAATGAATGAACACGTCAAAACTAAGAAGCCTATCCCATCTCTTGCTGGCTATGGTGGAATCCGTAGCCTTCAAAAGAAGCTTGAGCGTTCGACTACATTACAACAGAATCGTGAGGCAGTTAGCTATTCGTTATTGTGTCTTGCGAACACAAATGTTACTGACATTATGGAGTGGGACGAACAAGGCAATATTAAAGTTAAGGCAAGTAAAGACATCCCAGCCCATGCTCTACAAGCCATTAAAAGTATTAAGACAGTTACTAAAAATGATAAAGATGGCAATAGCTACACAACTATTGAAATAGAAATGTGGGATAAAGTAGGTGTGTTACGCATACTTGCTAAAGCATCTGGCTTGCTAGATAATCCAGAAGAATCAGATAAACCAAGCGTATTAGGTATTAACATACGCGCACCGGAGATTATAGATCATGGCGAAGAAACAGGATCAGATAAGTCAGATACTTGAAGCTAGAGAAAAAGAACACGGCAATTTCTTAATGAAAGCTGTATTCATTCAAGAAATCATGGAAGATATTTCTGGATTATATAGTTTTCAAGATATGATGCCAGATCAAAAAGAAGCAATACACATGATTGTCCATAAATTAAGTCGTATTTTATATGGTAATGCTAACCATGTTGATTCATGGATTGACATTGCTGGTTATGCTAAGTTAGTATCAGATCGTTTACAACTAGAGGAGAGTTCTAATGAGTCAGCCAAATGATTTAGAGTCACGCATACAAAAGTTACGAGATGCTTATGCATTGAATAACATCTATCAAACGGAGTCTTTACAAATTATTGATGCTTTGCAAGCGCGTATCCAAGTGCTTAATCAATTGCTCGCATTAGAAATTAAAGACATCGATGGCTAATACAAAAGAGAAATCAGCCAAGGCGCTTCATGGCCCTGGCATTGATTTAGACTTTTCTACAGCACCGACTACTTGGCAATTCCTAAAGTCAGACGCATTTGTGCGTGGACTCATGGGGCCAGTAGGATCTGGTAAATCCTATGCATGTGCAGCAGAGATTATGATGCGTGCAGTCAGACAGAAGCCATCTCCAGTCGATGGTATTCGCTATACACGATTTGTGATTGTGCGTAACTCATATCCAGAATTAAAAACAACAACAATCAAAACATGGCAAGATTTATTTCCAGAAAACACTTTTGGTCCGATGCTATATACTCCTCCTATTACTCACCACATCAGACTCCCAGCACGGGGTGATGCTGCGGGGATTGACTGTGAAGTAATCTTTTTAGCATTGGATCAACCTAAAGACGTAAGAAAACTTCTATCACTTGAACTTACAGGAGCGTGGGTCAATGAAGCTCGTGAATTACCTAAAGCAGTTATTG